TCAACCGAGCAAACTTTCAAGCATTTCATCTATACCCGCAGCCTTCTCAGTGACAGTCGCATAGAGATCATTCAACACAGGTCTTCTGTCACTTACCTCCCAAATGATTTTATCCTTACTATCATTCAGAAATGCAAAACAGTTTTTTTCTTCCCAATGATACTCATCCTCATCGAGGTAATATCTAAAACGTCTGCAAAAAACTGCCATAATTTTATCTTTATATTTTGCGGTGTAGATGAGAGGAATAATATCCTCAACTCCAACTTCAAAGTTTGTTGAGGGCTCATTGACTTCCCATTTTATTTCACCTTGGACAGTCTTTCTAATAATCTGAACAATGAGTGAGGTAATGTTGTCAGCTTTCATAATGTGTCCCAATGTGAATCTTTTATCAGTTGAGTTAATTTTGTAGTAAATCCACTCAACTCTGTATACAACTCCCACGCTTCTTGTGAATCAGTAACCTGAATGTATTTGTAACGACCAATGGGCCATTTTCTATACTTTAACCTTCCAAGAAGTGATTTTGCAGCAGTGCCCTCTGGGCCTTTAACTTTCGTCAAAATATTTTCTAGTAACCCAGCGCACTTTGAAAACTCGACTGATACCATTTCTAATGACACGTCCTTCTTCTGAAGGATTTTTATTATTAGTGATGCATGAGTTGATAGATCCTCACTCAATTGAGGCAGGCGTGCTTTTGATATGAACTTTAGCTTGATTTCTTTTGTTTGGTTAAAAATTATATAAGTGAGAAAAAAGCCAATAATGGTTATTATAAACCCTATTAAACCCATTATTGTAGATGCATCAACAAGCCATTGAGGTAGAGCTGATTTTTCCATAACTTTTTAGCTTATTTTAACTTTTGGACATCTTAGATCCTATGCAGACTTGTTATCAAGAAGAATTTCTCCATGAGGGACCTCGACCCAGTCAATGTGATTCTGAGTATAGATTTTGGTAGATTTTGCATCACTATGAGCCATCCTTGCCTGTGGGTCCAGCCCCTGGACTTCAAATAGATAAGCGGCCAATGCTCTTATCTCATGGAAGGTGGGCCTCTCTTCAATGGGGTATTTTCCAGCCACGCCTAAACTGTCTCGCAATGCAGAAAAAGCCCTGCTTAAATAAGATGGGACTACCTGTGAGGGATGGTTTACCTCTTTACTGGTCGGGTTGCTGTTTTTATCCGGCAAACGATGAACTACATATGGGCTAGCTACACGATCCCTGCTTTCATCAATTATCCTTTTCAGTTCAGTACCGATTGGTATAGCTATGTGGGATGATTCTTTGTGTTGAACCTTCTGCCTGTGTATGTAGAGCACACCATAAATTTCATTCTGAGGAGTCTCATACCAGACACAGCCACAAACCCCTCCTTTAGGGGCTTTTATTGAATATCTTATGCGTGTGACCTCCAGTCGAGCCTGAGTCGTCTGCAATGCTAAATCCATTGCCGTTCTGAGCCATGGCTCAGCGGAATCACGCATTAATTTAAATTCAACAAGACTGAGGCGGCGGCGTTTTTTTGCATCCTTTGGCCTTAGTTTTTTACGGTTCGCCGGGTTGTCTAACATCAGCGATTCATCGACTGCATAGCTGAATACTTTACGCAGGAAACTTACCTTACGGTTCTGAACATTGGCCGAAGATTCAGCATGATATTTTTGAATAAACCCGTTTACATGTTCTAAATCGATGTCGCACGCAGGCATCGTAAAAAATTGTTTTATCCTGATGATGTCATTGATCCAGACATCTTTAGTTATAGGCGCTGGCTTTTCGTCCCTAATCGCTCTTGCAAGCAGTTTATCGGCATGCTCAGAGAACGGAGTAGCCTCACCATTTACGCCCCCCGATTCCCTGATAAGACCAGCTAGGGAAACAGATGTTTCAGGGCGCATTTGATTGTTGTATTCACGAGCTATAGCTATAGCCATTGCTCGATCCGTTCCTAAAGACTTCCTCTTACCTGTTACGAGGATAAAACGATATGTGCCCGTCGCTAAATCAAGATAAAGATGGTCAGGCAAATGGCGGTTTTCTTTTTTTCTTGGACGCGCTGCCATTTTAACCCTCGTTAATTAGTTGCCTGACGGCATGTGATACATCACTACTGATGCCCCATTGCTCAGACGAGCAAACCCAAACAACCCCATCGACAACTTTCCCTTTCAGCTTGCCGTTTTCCACCCAGCGCCTAATTGTCCTGTTGTCAGGCTGAGAACCATCTTCGAATTCACGCTGACCCCACTTACTGGCCCTCATCAACTTGCTCATAAAATCCTCCACACACTCCCGCTGCAACAGGCTTAAAAAGCCGTGACTGATCACGGCGCTATAACCAACTTAGTTTCATGCCAGCCCAAGCGAACCCAACAGGCTGACTCTTCTTTCAGTGGGCAATCCTGCACGGGCAGGCAATCACCACATTTACCGCACTTGCGCTTACTCATCGATTTGATGCGACCTCGGACCCGCGCATCGTCCTGGCGAATAAGCAGAGCGATATACTCTGCCATTTCGTAGGGCTCACGCCCTGGACGGCGAGCTGCGCAGTTCTGCTCCAGCATCGCCAGTTCCTGCTCATCGAGAACAATCTCCAGCTTTCTGACACCTGCAGCGGCCTGTCTGGCTCGCTGCTCTGCTTTGCGTTCGGCGGGGGATTTAGGCATTAGTCTTCATCCTCATCCAAATCATCATCGCCTTCATCATCCTGCTCACACATAGCAGCCAGAGGATTCGTAGCTGCAAGCATGACGCTAGCGGCGCCCCGGCGCTGAAGCCTGCGGAGAGCCTCAGCAAACTCAAACGCCTCTACTCGTTCAGGGCCTAATTCAACTTGACCCGCATAGCTAAAAGCCTGATTGACGAGATTTTGCAGACCTTCATGAATCTCGTGTTTACTGCTCATCCTGACCTCCCGGCGCTGCAGCCAGCCTGTCGATTCGCTCAATCTCTGCGATAAGCAGAGCCGCAGCACGAACTAGGTCTTTACGTGGTGATTTTGGTTTCCACCAAGCTTCATCCCAAGGCCACGATTCTGGCACTTCTTCAGACGAGTAGTCGTCAGGACGGCTTTGATAAACCCATTGCCTTCCATTTACGTGCCGGGCATAACAAGCGGCTGCACCTGCCATTTCACCACTGCTGTGAGTGTCGTCATGCTCTGGCGTCCAACCCTCTTGCGATACCTGGCGCTGGCGCTCGGAAAGCACGTCACAGGCTGCATCACTTACAGGCTGTGCGGTGGCGTTAAGGCGCTGGACTTCGGCAGGCGGCGTAAAGCCAATGACTTGATCGCCTTCTTTAACCAGTCGGATGAGCATGGCGAGGTTATCAATCAGTTCAGTCTCGACGTTCGCCCACGTTTCACGGCCTTCCGTGTAATGGATAACAGCTTTGATAACTTCGCCGCTTTCCTCTGCCACCTTATTCAAAACGTAATTAGGCTGAGGAAATTTGACCATCGCCTTTTCTGCGCGAGGTCTGGCCTGCTCCACCAGGTTGTCAAAATAATCCGGTAACTTAATCATTTTTCACCTCGTAGCCCTGCTGGCGCAATATTTCAACTACCGCATCTGCTGACATAACCGGCCCAACGCCGTGCAAGTCATCGACACAATCCGGCAACTCCACCGGGCGCAAAAGCTGGGCGGGCGGGTTGGTGTACAGGTCTCCGGTCATCTTCTGCGCTTCGGCATAAGCCTCCTCGTTTGTGGCGAATTCTGGCGTGTTACCGTGTACCCAGCAATGCACGCTTTCGATTTCGGTGGTATCACCGATAAACTTAGGTAGCACAGACGAGTATTTAAGTTTCGTTTTAACAGGCTCAGCCGTCAGCGCTGCGAGTGCTACTTTCTGCAATTCCAGATTTCGATAAATTTCGTCTGCTTCTTCCTGATCGCAATGCTTAAGTGCAACGGTAAGCGTGTCTATGTTTTCTTTGCATTGCTCAATAAGCGCCTGCACATCACCATCAACTGGATTGGGGGAATTAGTTGTCATGGTTGGCTTCCTGATATTTCTCAAACCAGAAAACAACTGGCGATGTTGTTACTTTAATTTGCGCAAAGCGCTCAGCAGTGCGGAAATTGACGCTGGATGCTCTGGCCCTGTCCACCTGCCTGGCAATTTGCTCTCTGAACAATTCAACGCTGAAAGTAGCTTTAAACAAATTGCACGGCGCGCACGCTGGAAAGTGATTTTCCAGACTGTCATGATGTTCAAAAGTTAGCTTTCCGGTAGCTTTAAGCTTCCATAAACCTTTCTGGCGGGCCTTCTCATCGACCTCTGAAATTCGCAGTACAGGCTCCACATGGTCAGCGTGCCAGCCTTTTTCAGCAAGCTCGCATCCACAATAGGCACACCTTCCGCCAAACTTCATGCGCAATGCAGCGCGTTGAGATTGAGTTAGCTTCATATCAACCCGCCTTATACGCAGTGTCATGGGTGCCTGAGCGGAGGCTTGCGGCAATGCTGGCACGCACCTCATCGGCATAATCGCGCTTAAACTCTCCTGGCGAGGCATTGGGCAGGAACTCCAGAGCACTCAATACCGCACCTGAAATGTCGTGGACTTGCTCCGGAGTATCATTGATGAAGCCACATTCCCAAGCTGCCAGCATTCGGTTAGCTGCAAAGTGGATACCTTCCGCCCGCACAGAGTTAAGATGAGCGTCGGTGGCTGGGGTTTCTCCTTTCCATCTATTCATTAATTCAACTGCATCATTGAAACCAACATCCTCCGCCAAAGATACGTCGTCCATGTTGTCATTATCTAAATCAACATGCTTAATGCTTGGTATTGCTGACTTCAGCGCGGCATTCTCCGCCGCCATCGCATCCAGCTTCTGCTGCAATTCGTCACCACGGACGATCGCGCAATCCAGACGAGTAGAAAGGGCAGAGACAAGCTTTGCAATTTCAGTAAGTGGCATATCAGCATCAAGCGCTTTAGCAAACTGATGACCGGCTTCAACAAGCTCTTTGTTTGATTTATTCGATAACATGCTGGTGGCCCTCAGTGAAAAACGATGTTGCTGTTAAGGCGCTCAGCTTCGTTCTGCGCCCTGATAGGATTTTTGATAACGGTACCATCAGGCATCAGCCAGCCATTGAGCAGATGGCTATAGGGCAGGGTGATACGGCCAACGGTGATAGGGTCGTCAGGCTTGTGCATTAATAAGCCCCCGGATAATAAATTTCGTCAGCATCATCCGCGTCCAAAACAAGCAGGCTGTCTCCGTAGTAAAGCGCCGCTACCAATTTTTCGAACTCCCCACGGAATTGGTGAACCTTTTTGCCCAGCGCATCGCCCTCAAGCGCGCCGGAAAAAAGCCGCCATACAGGCTTTCCATCGTGCAGCACATCAACAGTTTTGTGGTCTTCGTAAGCTGTTTGTTTAGTAAAATAGAGGTTGTTTTCGAACTGGAATGCATGGTCCTTACTGCGAGAACGGCTGCTGTAGCTACTGCTTTGCTCTGGTTGCTTTTCCAGCCCGACCATAAAAGAACCATAGTCGCTGTAAGTCATGAGCACTGATGGTGCTTCCCATCCCTCCTGCGTAGCTTCTTCACCGTGCTCTTCAATGAACGCGGCCCAAAGCGCAGAAGCATTGATGAATTTCGGTACCTCATGGGATTTAATAAACTCCAGTACATGTTCGCGCATTGATGTGACCAGGCGTTCAGATACGGCATTTCCTTCCCAAGTAGCAGCCAGCTCTTTCGCCATAAGAAGGTTGTAGCGCGGCAGATCGACCAGATCGCTAATGTTGGCTGGCAAGGCTTCTTCTAAAGCCTTTTTTACCGATTTCGGGAAGCCTCCCCAGCGGAACGTGTCTTTGATGGCTTCTTCGTACAGGCTTGTAACGTGCTTGCGCACCATTTCAGCGAATTCAGGTGACTGTTCGAATTGAGAGCAGTGCGCAGCAATAGCAGCAGAAAGGCTGTTAGCAATATTTTTTTCAGTACTCATTTTCTTCTCCACACACGATTTTTGGTTGCACTAATCCCTTGCCGCAGATGGCAATAAAACTTTTGGGATTTAGTTAATTGGCTGCTGGGTTACTGCAACAACCCAGAGCCGCGCCTCCACACTTGAAGGTTGTTGTGACATGTCACAACGAAGAGAACACTCAGCGCCTCTGTGGCGCGGCCTTATGCGCCCGCCAAATGCTCTCATCGTTGCGCCCGGAGAACCGGGCCGAGGTTCAACAAACTGGATGGAATTCTTCCAGGGCAATTAACCCATAACCACCGCCACAATAGGACTCTTTCATCATGCTTATTTCGGCAACTTCGGTGCTTTCATAGCCCATTCGGGTACGTTCAGCTTTAAGTCTATCAATGGCTTCTTGTTCACTGTTGGCGCAGTGGACCGTATTAAGCCATCCGTTGGTGAGTTTGATTTCGTAAGTAGCCATTGAAACCTCATTAGCAATAAAAAAGTGCGGTTAAACCGGGTGAACATTACCTTCGCTCTCCTTATGGGATGAAAGCCCCGGAGTAACCGCCAAGTACAACAAACTCTCTTTCCTGGATTCACAGCAACAACATCACGTCATCTTTTCAGCTAACTGCGCTGAACCGATGTGTAGAATATAGCTACTTTAAGTAGATAAATGCAACAACAAAAAGTAGAAAATGAGAGTGTTTTAAAGCGCATTTCATTATGTGCATGAATTTAGGGCGAAAAAAAACCGGCTTTCGCCGGTCTGCTTGTATTGAATGCTAGCCGAAATCAAGCATTTTCAAAGGTAAGCACCTGATAAGCTTTCCGAAAATGAAAAGCTCAGACATTTCATTTTCTTCAATAAAAAACGGGGGATAGTTTTCATTATCTGATAGAACCGCAAGCCTTCGGCCTTTAACTTTCTGAAGTCGCTTAACAAATGTCGAATCTTCAAAGTTAAAAACATAAACCCCATCACCGTTAAAGTGATCGACGCTCCTGTCAATGAAGAGTAAGTCTCTGGGGCTAAGGGTAGGCATCATGCTATCGCCATCAACGTTGATAAGCTCAATGCCATCTAATGTTTTACGACCAAAAAGCTCATAGACACGCTCATCAGGAATTTCTATAGAGCTTATCACTGTCGGAAAAGGTTGATTGATATAGCCGTGTCCAGCAGAAGCGTGAACATCAAACTGCTTGATCCTGACCGTGCCTTTCTCTGGCTTATCAAAGCCATCAATCACTCCGTAATCGAGATAGGCAGGCGAGACTGACAACTTCTCGGCAATCTTAAGCATTTTTTCATCCCTCGGCTTAGCTGTGCCCAGAGTGTAACGACGCGCCATCTCATAAGAGACGCCACTGAATTCTGATAGTTCTTTGACTCCGAGCGACAAGGTCTGGAGCGACTTGTTAAGCCTTACGGCAAAGTCTTTGTATTTAGCTTCTTCCACCATGAGTGGAAGATTAAGCGCACAAAGCATAGTTGTCATTTCTATTTTAAGTTGCATGTTATTACTACTTTAAGTAGTATCAAATTCAACCCATCATTGAGGAATGAGTCATGCGTCAAAGCTTCAAAAATATCAGCGAGAAAGCTGTTAAGTCAGTGGGGTCAATGTCTGAAGTTTCCAGGAGATTTGGTTTCAGCTCTGTTCAATCAGTTGCCAACTGGGTATCTAAAAACCCTAGTCCCGCCTGAGCGCGTGATTCCATTATGCGAATGGGGCGGGTGGGCTGTGACACCTCATCAACTTCGACCAGATATTTACCCAAATGCCAAAGATGGTTTACCTGGCCGAAAGTCAGCTTAAAACCAAACCCAAAAAAACATAACTACCCAAGGAAAAGCAAAATGGTAGACACGATTAACCAGGCAGTACGCCAGATGTGTAAGGCACATAAGCACGGTCGCTTAGGCATGGCTGCTGATTTAGGCATGAGTATCGATCAGTTCCACAACCATCTCTACAAGAAGTGCGGCAGTCGCTTTTTCACCCTGGATGAGCTGATGAAAATGGAAGTACTGACTGGTACGCATTGCGTAGCGGAGTTCATGGCAGTTCGTCATGGAATGCTGCTGGTGGACATCAAGGCAGCTGGAGAAATGGACAAGGTTGATTTGTTTGATACCCAACTGAAAGTTAAAGCCGCAGAGGGTGAGTTAGCAACAGCACAGCTTGCAGCTATGGCAGATGGCGTCATCGACCATCACGAAAGCAAAACCCTCTCAGCGCTGTTTCGGAAGAAAATCAGTCATCAGGTGCACGGTTTCTTTGGCCTTATCGCACTGTTTAGCGCAGGTACGGCGGATCACGCTGTGGACATGTTCGTATCAAGTGGGAGAAAGGCTGATGTTGCCGGTATGCAGTTCGAAGCGCAGGACATTTGAAATGAAAACAGATTTATCAGGGGTCAGAAAAGGTGAACGCCCCGGGTTGCAGCCTAGGGCGTTCGGTGCGAGTAAATCAACGTGTGTGGAGACTCATCGCATGAGCATTGTAAATCAGAAACCGTTGTCAGGGCAATTCCGCTGCCGTTATCAGGCTGGCGTTCCTGTCTATGAGCAAATCATATCCTCATCGGATAAGGCCCACAACTACCAGTGTGTGCCGCGTCTGGTAGTCGAATCCGCCTGGGCAGAGTTTTATCGTCGCCCCGCTGATGCCGGGGTGAATCATGGAAACTGAAGTCATTAAGCCCTGGGTTGAGCGCTACACCGACCCGCGTGGAGTTTCAGTCACAACTGTCGGCGTTGATACGGTTAATCACCGTGTGATCTTCCGCCGCCCTGATTATCCCCATGATTGCATGCTGCCGCGAGTGTTGTTCAGTCAGAAGTTCAGGAAGGTATCACCATGAGTTTACTGCTTAAGGTCAAGCCGCTTGTGGTGAGCCCTGAGCTTGCCAGCCGCATTGGCCTCAATGAAGCCATAGTGCTTCAACAGATTTGCTACTGGCTGGAAGACACCACATCTGGCGTCGAATATGACGGGAAACGCTGGGTTTATAACACTATCGATGAATGGACAAATCAGTTTCCATTCTGGTCATCTGACACTGTCAAGCGTGCTCTTACGTCGCTTAAAAAGCGTGACCTGATTTTCGTCGAGCAGCTGAAAAAAACTCAGCATGATCGGACTAATTATTACGCAATTAACCACGCAAACCCTTTATTGACCGATGAGGGCAATTTGCACTCATCGAAGAATGCAAATTGCACTAATCGAATGGGGCAACCTGCACCAATCGAACAGGGCAACATGCCCTCATCCATCGGGGCAAATTGCCCTCATCTTACAGAGAATACAACAGAGAATACTACAGAGATTACAGGTAAAGACTCTTGTCCGGTTTCTGCGAAACCCGACAGTGATTCTTCCGAGGATGCTTTCCGTGTTCTTGAGCATCTTAATCGCGCCGCTGGATTGCGTTATCAGAAATCGAAATCGTCACTTGGTCCTATCCGTGGTCGCCTTAGTGAAGACTTCAGCGCTGATGAGCTGATCCTGACCGTGGATTACACCATTGCCAAGTGGTCTGAAGACCCGAAGATGAGCGAGTTCGTTCGGCCAGAAACCATTTTCCGTCCTGGAAAGTTTCCCGGTTATCTGAGTTCAGCACAGAAGTGGGACCGCGCCGGTCGCCCGCCATGCATCAATGGCAAGTGGATGCGTGACGTAACCGCTCTGCCACCAGTAGACAGCCAGACGCCTCCGGGCTTCCGTGGCGCTTAAGGGGGATTCATGGACAACGCCGAAATTATTCTTGAATGCCTCCGCACTCACGGCGGGATGAGCATGAAGCGCATCAGCGAAAAGACAGGCATTAAGTACGCAACAGCCCGCGATGCCGTTTTTCAGATGTGCGAGCAGCTCATCCTGATTCGCAATCAGAAGTGGCTGTTTACGGTAAACACTGCGCCCCGGCCTGAAGAGAACGGTGACTATCTCAAAGCCGTTAAGACAGCGACTGAGCTTGAGAGCAAGGGCCTGTGGCTTCGCGCAAGCCATAACTGGTTGAACGCCATGATGACAGCCACCTTCGAACACAACCGGCAGGTTGCAAAAGTCAGGAGCGATAAGTGCGCTGCCAGAGGTGCTATACGCTGCAGCAGCTATAGCGGCATCAACAGTGGGAAAGTCAGCGATTACTGGCAGTGGGAGGTTTACCGATGAAACCAGCCCTTAAGCGCCACTTTGAAGAACACGAATATTTATACAGGTCATTGCCGGAAGTGCTGGTGATCATCCTGTTACTGATTATCTCTCTGGTTATGGAGCTACACACAGTATGACTAACTTATCTCAGGTTTATAAAGGCAAAGACGAAAAAGGCACCAACATCACTACGCGCAAAACCTATTTGCTGAGCGTGGATGAGCTTTACGTCGAGCCTGGTTACAACGTCCGCGAGATTGACCAGACCCACGTTGAAGAATTCCGTGATGCGTTTATCGCTGGTGAACATGTCCCGCCGCTTGCCGTTCAGGTTACTGAGCATGGCATCAAGGTTATCGACGGGCATCACCGTTACTTCGGCGCGAAGCTGGCTCAGGAAGCTGGTCACGAGTTGCGCCTTGAGTGCAAAGACTTCGTTGGTAGTGAAGCAGACCGCATTGCATTCATGGTGACAAGCAGCCAGGGCAGAGCATTACTTCCGCTTGAACGTGCCGCTGCCTATCAGCGCCTGGTCAATCAGGGTTGGGAACCGGCAGAGATTGCGAAGAAGGTTAAGCGGTCGGTAACTGACGTTGAACAGCACCTGCAGCTTCTGACCGTAGGCGACGGGCTGATTGATATGGTCAGGTCTGGGGAAGTGGCAGCGACTACTGCGTTAGCCCTTCAGCGTGAGCATGGTGCAAAGGCTTCCAGTGTTGCACAACAGCAGATGGAGAAGGCCAAAGCCGCGGGCAAAAAGAAACTGACCAAAACCGCCGCGATGCCGAAGTTCAACGCAGAAAAGGCACGGCGATTGGTAGAATTGCTATGCGATGCGCAGTCAGGAGACGATGCAGAAGGCCTGACAGCGCTGTATCACAATTCCAGCCACACCGATGAGATCATGTCTATTCTGGCGGAATACCGTGAAGGCATCCCCGGCGCTGAAAAAGCTGCGGAACCAGAGCTGATACAGGAGCAGCAGGGCGGTGAGCAATTACCGCTTAAGCGTGTTGATATTCTTGAGCAAAGCGGAGTTGAGACGATGGCCTGTGTTGTGGCTGCGTTCGGCATGAAACACGAATACAGCTTCAGTGAGTCGAAATACGCCCACGTGTGGGCCTCAGATTCAGTCGAAAGCCCTGAGATGTTGGTTGTGCCGCCTGAAACCATCCAGAAGGCAAAGCGACTCATTCAGGAGCATCAGGACGATCTTGAATTAAAACTGTGGGTTGCTGAGAAGTTTGAGGGGCCGGATGAAGACAGTTTCCGATTCCGCCGCTTCCATTCAGTACTGGTTGAAGCCCGCCTTGTTAAACCCTGCACAGTGGGTGAGTTCATTGAGCTGGTGGAGCAGACAGACCCTAACTGCTGGGAAAACGTCCGCCTCTTACGTGGAGCAGTCAAAGAGCTATTAGCCGAAGAGGGTTATACCGTATGAAATTAACCCTGCCATTTCCACCAAGCGTTAGCGGTTACTGGCGGGCTACGAATATTGGTATGAAAAATCAGCGCCTCCGGGCGCTATTTCAACCCCAACTCAAACACAGTGATTCTGGTAGCCCCCCAAGCGCAACCCTTGACTAATTATCATTAGTAATTTTAGACTTTTCTAACTCAAAGTGTCGCTATTAACATTAAACATTTGAAGTTATAAAATTCTGTTGACGCTTGACAAATCAACAAACTCACTTTATACAAGTGAAAAAGATTTTAGTTCGTTCCGTCAATAATGACTTACATCCATTTACAGAGTTGATTGAATCTGGTTGAAATTAGAATCTTCACTTTTGCAATATGCTTTCATTAATCATAAATTAGGATTGATTTTTTTCTCTTGTTTAGATTAAATTCAAAAATCCTTGATGTGTCTTGTGTTTTTATTGATCTTCATCGCAAAATTAGTCATTTGAATTTTATGTCAGGTTTTGTGGTTTTAAAAGGAGAGGGGAGTGAGGCCTAAAGACTTAATTTTGAGCAACTACAATAATATGGTAAATATCTTTCATCAGGAGTCGGATAGAGGGGCTGCGGTGCTTGCGGGTAGCTATGTAGAAAACTTATTGGGAAGCTATTTGATTTATTGTATGAAAGATAAATCCGTTGAGGAAAAAGTATTCTCTTCAAATGGCCCGCTTTCAACTTTTTCTCAGAGGATTGATATTGCACAAGCCTTTGGCTATATAGATAAAAAATCCGCCAAAAGGTTGGACTTAATTCGCAAGATAAGAAATCATTTCGCGCATCATCCTTTTGATGCTTCTTTCGACGATAGTCCTGTCAAAGATTGGGCTAGTAATCTGTCAAGCTTGTTAGATTGGAAAGATGAACACAAAATAATTAGTGACGCAATGACACCGAGGATTTCATATTTGGTTAATTGCGGTTATTTTTGCGCTATAACACATGTTAAAATGGCAGGCGTTGATTTATAATATTAAAAAATGCAGAGTAAACTACTCTGCACTCCCTTAAGGGGGTTGCCTGATGGGGCCAAAATCGTCAGAGATTTGATGTAGGTTAATTATATTCCATAAATGTAACTCAAATAGCCTAGCTGGATATTTTATTGTTTTTTCTGCTTGCTTGCCTTACTTAATACTAATGACGTATCGAGGTTACCCAAGATTTTGTAAAGTGAGTAGTCATCGTAAAGTTCATGGTAGCCATTGGATATTAAAAAATCACCAAAAGAATCTGCTGAAATGTCTTTGAACATATTGTATGAAAAAGGCGTGTATCCCTCTATAAATCCATGCTTGTCAAAGATTACGTTTTTAACAGTACCGTTAATGCTATAGGTAAATATGAAACCCATGTTTCGTGTTAATATGATATCATTAAATTTAATGGTGCTTTTTAAAAGGCGGCCCTCCAAATCTTTTGATGTGGCAGGGCTTTCTACTTCACAAGCAACCATATCACCGGCTATGGTAATTAAAGAAAAAGATAGCCTGTCATCAAATGTAATTGATATAGGTCCATTGACGCCATATATTGAACTATATTGAGGTATATCAATAAGCTTAGCATCATATCCTTTCAAGACTAAAGGTTCAGGAAAGTTAATAATTTGGATGCTGCCTTTATTGCCGATTCTCATATAGATTGATGAAACTATAATCACATTGTCTCTTTTGTTTGAGATAACAAAGTTTGTAATGTGTGTGTCGTACAAAGTTCCACAGGTAAAAGCATATGAAACACAAATCTTTTTTGTTATTTTCTGGTACCCGAAGTAAATAGTAAAACCAGCAGCAATAAAAGTTAGTAGTTTTATGTCAAAAATAGAATATAGCCATGTAATTCTTTCGAGAACTTCTTTGTTGAACATTCTGCATCCATCGTTATGTTTTTGATGAAATTAAAAATTTAAGGTTTAGGGGAAGTGATTAAGCTTATATCGCATCTAAATCATTCTTCGCCAACATACCTCACACATTGAGCAGTCTAGCAACACATGATCTTCTTGTCTTTATCTGATTTATAACTATAGGCCTATGGAAGTCCATGCATTTGAAACCAGAGATATAGGTTTCTGTGAAATCAAATCCGATAGCGGTTATAGTGCTAATACCGGGGGCATGTTGCAGATGCCTCTGGTAAAGGTTGGTCCCGTTCACTTGCAGGTGATGGGGCGGGACCGTTTAAAAACAGTGTGTGGAGTGTTTATTATGCATAACCAGATTTCTGGTGGCTTAGTGCCATCATCACGTCCTTTCGCGGCAATGCCAGTTATAACCAGCTATGAAATTGCTGAGCTTGTTGGTAGTCGTCACGACAAAGTGAAACAGTCCATTGAGAGGCTCTCAGAGCGCTCAGTAATAGCTTTACCCCCAATGGGGGAAAAGGCTACTGCAGGCCGTCCATCAGCATATTATATTTTCGAAGGCGAGCGCGGAAAGCGCGACAGCATCATCGTTGTTGCTCAGCTCTCTCCTGAGTTTACTGCACGTTTGGTTGATCGCTGGCATGAGCTTGAAAGCGCAGTATCTAAGCCAGTACAAATCCCGCAGTCATTCGCCGAAGCTCTTCGCATGGCTGCTGACCTTGAAGAAGAGAAAGAGCGTCTTCAGCTTCAACTCACAGAAGCCGCACCCAAGGTAGAATTTGTTGATCGCTATGTCACAGCCAATGGTTCAATGACATTCCGACAGGTGGCTAAGCTGCTGGGGGCTAAAGAGCCAGAGTTTCGTTTGTTTCTCATCGAAAGCCGCATCATGTATCGCCTAAGCAATGTTCTGACGCTATTTCATCAGCACATCGAAGCCGGAAGGTTTGAAGTTCGGACCGGCACAACCAACGCCTCAAATTACGCATTCAGCCAGTCCCGCTTTACTGCCAAAGGCGTTCAGTGGATTGGCGGGCTGTGGACGGCTTACAAAGCGAACAGGGGTGACGAGTGAGAGCACTGCTTACACCTGAGGTTGCTCCGCGCACAGGGATAGTGCTGCTCAAGCCTGGTTCAGACCTGATGGGGATGTTTCGTGGCCGCGTTCTGGTGAGCACGCCTACACCGGATATGGCTGACCTTCCATCAGGAAGGATCAATGACGGCACACAGCCGCTACTTGATGAGCCATGCCTTAACCCGTTCTTCAGTCATGATCGCGTTATAGCTGCCGCTGGTGGACCTAATGGCCTGGCTGGGTTTGTTCGTGGCTTTGGCTGCTGCCAGTGGCATGACGATGCAACATGGCATCACCATGAATACACGCTTCACGAGACTGAATCCGGCCTGGTGTCATTGTGTTACAGCCACGATAATCAGTTCAGGGAGCATGGCACACCCGGAAAGCTGGACAACATCGCCAAGGGGAATACAGCGCTGTGGATAATCAGGATGGTTTGCAGCCAGCTTGGTTTGCATGGCGAACATCAGCTTACCCTGCCAGAGCTTTGCTGGTGGGCTTCTTTGAATGACCTTATCGACCTGATACCTGAAGCACCGGCACGGCGTGTTTTACGTATGCCAGTAGAGATTTTCTCTGGTGAGCTAAAGGAATCGCACATCGCGCCGGAACGACAGCCTAAGCAGGTCATTCAGCAGGCGGCTGAGCAGGTCAAAAAGATAATCACTCTCGTCGCTGACCCTGAATCGCCAGAGTCATTCATGAGGCGACCAAAGCGTAAGCGCTGGGAGAGCCAGAAATACACACAGTGGGTTAAGGCGCAGAAATGCGCATGCTGCGCTAATCAGGCAGATGATCCGCATCACATCATCGGACACGGTCAGGGAGGTATGGGAACAAAGGCACATGATTTATTCGTGATACCGCTTTGCAGGGCGCATCACGACGAGTTACACCGCGACCCAAAACTTTTTGAGTCGAATTACGGCAGTCAGATTGAACTGTTATTCCGGTTTCTTGATCACGCTATTGCAGTTGGCGTTATTGGGACAGATAAAAAATAAAGTGTGTGGAGGAGATTTAATATGCGTGACATTCAACTGGTATTAGAGCGTTGGGGTGGCTGGGCTGCATGTGAGGGTTCTCAGGTGGGCTGGAATCCAACAAGCCCCATGTTTATTACACTGCTGCCAAAGAGCACCAGTAGCCGTCCTTCGTGCTGTGACAATGACGGCATGATTATTGATACCGCTGTTGGGATGCTTAAAAAGGTTGGTCGCCTGGATGAACTGGATTTAATTATGGCGCACTACCGTTATGACGTTTCCAAATCAACAATTGCCCGCTGGCTTAAATGCTCAGAGGGTAAAGTGCGCCAAAAGCTGATGATCGCTGAGACGTTTATTGATGCCTGCATACTGATGACAGATGCCCGGCTTGAGATGGATGAAGCGACTCAGAAAACTATTTTTCAAAAAACTGCTTAATCTGCTTTTCGTTACGAATTTCTCTATGTAATCTGTTAAGAGTGGTAACAACGCATAGCTTCTTAAATTAGAAACCTCGCCAACCGGCGGGGTTTTTTCATTTCCACACAATACCAAAGGCACTGAGCGCAGACGGGTTAACCGCTCTGTCCAGGACTGCAAACCTGTAGCGCCTTTCATATTGTGAGCAAATAGAATGGCTCTTATGCATTGAGATGGTGAAATTTGGTATCCTTATCACTCTTCAATGAAAGGAAAATTAATGGAAACCTCAAAAATTTTTAGCTTTGCGGCCTTTGCGGTTTTAACAATGTTTGCTTCAGCACCCACGGTTAACGCTCAAACATTTAATGGCTGTCCAAGCTATACAATGGAAGACATAAAACAGTGGAATAAAGAAGGTAAAATTCCTGTAGAAACGCTGATTCAGCTTCCTCTGTCGATGATTGATGTGATCAAGCATGAGCAGGAGTGCCGGTATAAATTTATCGTTCAGCAAAAAGAACGCATATCGAAAGAGCTAAAACAAAAGTAGTCTAAGCAAAAAGAGTTCTATCTGGATTACCCCTGTTGCCGACGGGCAAGGAAACTATCGCGGAATGCGTCAGGGATTTATGATGAATGGACTTACGAAAGAATACGTTTTTAGCTTATTGAAAAGTAATGACTTACTCTTAGCTTACTAAACTTTAGTATAGCTATTATTGCACTTAAGTTTAGTTGTTCTGGTTGGGGATAAGCATTAGTTTTGCTAAATGATTTCTTGATGGCTCTTAAGTGAAGATTCAAGGCTCTGTCTAGAAAAAAAGTCTCCAACTTCACCATCCTGCGAAGATATCTGAAGTTGGAGATGCTAAGTAGCGAACACAGGGAAAATCCAATACCAACATATCGGATTGGTTAGATAAAATAAACAGTTTGGAAACATTTAAGCTCACATATGTGAGCCTTTTTTGTGTCCGATCAAAATCCAAGAGGTCGCCATCGTGCGGCCTTTTTTCGTTTTTGCGCTCGCCAATCAGCAACCACTAACCCTTTGACGCCGTGGCGATGCGCAATCTTTTCCTCAACGACAAGCCGCCATCATTCCGGTGGCGGGAATAACGTATGTCCTCACAAGACCCTGGCTTCTGGGCCACAGTTTTACTCTGGCTGTACAGCCACAAGACAGAATGGGGATATGCCGGGGTAGCAGGCATGTTTTCACTATTACGCAGTGCCTATGCAAAAAGCCCGTGGAGTAAGCGGGTTCTCGACGCTGTTTCCTGTAGTGCGCTGGCATTCTTCGCCGCGCCAACCCTTCAGGTTGCAGGCTCAGTGTTCAACTGGACTATCCCTGATGCCGCCGCGCAGGTACTGGCGGTTTATATCGGGTATGTCGGAAATGATTTCATCAGCGCCAGACTTCGCGGGTGGATAGATAAAAAAACTGGGGGCACCAATGAAGGTCAGCAATAACGGCATCAACCTTATCAAGCGCTTCGAGGGTCTGAAACTTGAGGCATACCGTGACAGCGTAAACATACCGACTATCGGCTATGGACATACTCACGGCGTAAAGATGGGCGATATCATTACTGGCGAACAGGCCGATGCATTTCTTCGTGAGGATTTGCAGGTAGCAGAGCTGACCATTAACACCAACGTAAAGGTAAAGCTGACTCAGAACCAGTTCGACGCGCTGTCGTCATTTGTGTTCAACCTTGGCTCCGGTAACTTCGTTAAATCAACACTGCTCAAAAAACTCAACCTTGGCGATTACGCTGGTGCAGCCGATGAGTTTGGAAAGTGGGTTAATGCTGGTGGCAAGAAACTGGATGGACTTGTTAAACGACGTGCCGCAGAGCGTGAGGTATTTCTCTCATGAACCCACTTCAGACCATTAAAAACTATGCGCCGGTAATCGTCATTGGGCTTATATGCGTTGCTTTGTGGGGATTGAATGCCCGCAACTCACAGTTATCAGCAACCAATGACCGTCTTGAGAAGCTGGCAAACAGCAAAGACGAGCAGATTAACGACCTGCGTTCGAAAAATGACGGCCTCGCTAGCAGCGTTAACGAGCTTGTGACAGCCGTTAAGCACCAGAATGAAGTAATGGGGCAGGTCACTGAACAACGCGCCGTAACAGCCCAGCAGAACCGGAAACTACAGAATGAAATCAAGCAATATCTTGCAGCGGATAAGTGCGCTGTTGCTCCTGTTCCCGCTGATGCTGCTGACAGGTTGCGGAGTGCAGCAAAAGCCGCAAGTGGAGTACCGGACAATCAGCCAGCCACGGCTAAACCTTCCGTCGGAACTGACAAGCAAAATTGAAGCGCCAGAGCCGCCAGAAATGATGACTTTCGGCGACAGTTTAAGCCTCAGTGCGGAGCTATACGGCATAGTGGCCCAGTGCAATATCGACAGGGCGGCAATCAGGCGAATTGAAGGAGTGAATTAGAACGCCTTAGTTCTATTGGGGGTATGATAAAAGGGAAAATTTGTCGGTCTAATTGGAAAATTTAAGTGATATATTGTCATTTGTATAAAGTCGACTTGGGAAATTCAATTGGACAAAATAACCAAAAGAAAAATGATCGAACATTTGGCGTGCTTCAGAGCATCGAGCGACCAAGTAAACGATGATTTAGCAGAGTTATCACAAAAAATTCTCCATGTTCTTGACGAGATTGATAATTTTGAAGGTCGCAGTGAAAGAGAAGAAAAGCTGCGCAATAGCCTTTCTGCATTGGTTCAACCAATACTAAGCGGAATTGTGCATTCTCAAAGTTACAATGACTCATTGTGGAAAGATTATACCCAAGTAGTAAAGGCCTTGGGGGCGTCTAATGACGTAAAAATCAATGACGATTAGCTTAAGTGAAATTAGACAAAAGATTGATAACAATCAGGCTAAATCTAAGTTTAACAAAGATAAAGCCAATTACGTTGAAGAAAATGCACTCCTTAACGTTCACAGGGATGGACGAACCCGTAGTGCACTAACAATAACTTTTTTGGTCGGATTTTTCCTTTTGCTGGCTGGCTGTTTTTTGTTCGTATTGATTTATAACTCTTATGCTGTTGATTGGATAAAAGATTTGAATAATCAAGGGTTAAAAGAATCAGCGGACAAGGTGACTTTTTTGGAATTAGATAAGGTTTTAGCAGTGATTATCGGAGCCTTGGGAACGTCGCTGGGGTTCATAATCGGGTATTACTTTAAAGAAAAGCAGCATTAACCGCCTACGGGCGGTTTTTATTTTGTTCTGAAAACTGCATTCACAGAGTTCAGTTTTCAGCATAAACACAATGAATCATCGGCGGGTGGTATCACCATTGCCGAAGGTTTAATCTATCTGACCAGCAGGAAACTCTGAATGGAAGTCGTGATTGATGGCATTGCCTATGCGCCAGTGACTGAGCGTGCATCAAATATCGGTATTGCCATCAGCACACACAACCGCCATGACGTTTTATCCCGCGCTCTTGAGCATCAGCTTAAGTTCCTTCCTGCTGGCGCGCTGGTGGTCGTGATAGATGACGGTTCAACCGTTCCGGTAACTGTTCCGGCTGGAGTCAAAGTTATTCGCCGTGACGTGTCACGCGGCATCGTGGCATCGAAGAACGCCAGCTTACAGACGCTGATTGATGCAGGCTGTGAACATCTTTTTCTGTGGGATGATGACGCATGGCCTGTAGCTGGTGGATGGGAGCAGCCTTACATCGACTCACCCGAACCTCATCTGGCGTATCAGTTTCAGGACTTCGCCACAGGTCAGAAGATCAACGACATTGCAGTGCTTTACCGCGACGACAAACACGTTGCCTACACAGGCCAGCGCGGCGTGATGCTTTACTACCATCGCAGCGTGATTGAAAAGGTGGGTGGGTTTGATCCTATCTATCAGCGCGGAATGTATGAGCACTCAGATTTAGCGTTACGCATTCACAATGCCGGCTTGACCTCATGGGCGTTCGCTGATGTGGTCGGTTCGGAAAAGTTTATCTACTCGCTTGATGAGCATCAGGCCGTTGAGCGTTCTGTACCAAAGCCAGACCGTGAGGCACAGGTAAAGCGCAATGTGACGATTCACAATGATCGCCGCAACAGTGGCTACACCGGATATGCAGAGTACCGCGACAAGCGCAATGTGGTTATCACCACGTTACTGACCAGTCAGCCGGACCCACAGCGCGGCACAAAGATAACACCTTCACCTGACCTGCTGGTTAAGTGGGCGTCATCGCTCAGTGGTTGTGGCCGCATCGTCCTAGCTGATGAGATTGACACTGTTCCGGCTGACACTGAGTTATTTCATGTGCCTGATGTGAAGATGAACGTTTACTTCCGGCGCTGGCTGCATATCTGGCAGCACTTACGCGATCACCCTGAATATCACTTTGTCTGGTGTACCGATGGCACTGATGTAGAAATGCTTCAGGAGCCGTGGCAGGAAATGGAAGAGGGCAAGATTTACGTTGGCTCTGAGCCTAAGACTTACGCCGACACCTGGGCTAAGCAGAATCATCCCGAAGCTATCTGTCAGGCATTCATTGATGAGCATCGCAATGAAGTGATGTTAAACGCTGGCCTGCTGGGTGGCACCCGCGCTGATGTGATGGCAATAGCGCATGGCATTGTCCGGCTGTATTACCACATCGAATCATTGCGTTTCTGGGGCAAAGAGCAGTCAGCATCGTCCGTTGGCGACATGATCGCTTTCGGCATGGTCGCTCATCGTTACCGTGACCGTCTGGTGACAGGCCCAAGAGTCCACACAGTGTTCAAGTCAGATGGTATTGGTAAGGAGTTTGCGTTATGGCGGCACAAATAAAGTTTGCCATTGTGGCTCATCACTCACGATTAAACGCTGTGATGAATTTGAAACGAATGCTTAATGCGCACTTCCTGCTTGATGATAAAGATTGTGGTGCGAACGCCAATCACCGCCGCGCTATCGAGTGGGCCAGCATGCAGGACTGTCGCGTGGTGATACTGGAAGATGACGCCGTTCTGGTTGATGGCTTCATTAATAAGGTGTCTGCCTGGCTGAGCCGGTTCCCAGATCACCTCATGTCATTCTATCTTGGTACTGGCAGACCTCCGCAGTACCAGCAGGAGGTTGCCACAAAGCTTATCGACAGCGACCAGCGCCAGACTGACTACATCACCATGAGCAGGCTGATTCACGGCGTCTGTTACAGCATACCGCAACAACGTATCAGTGATGTGCTTGCAAGATGGGACAGCGCAAAGCCAGCAGACTACGCCGTTGGTGATGCCTATGGCGGCGACGTTATCTATCCATGCTATTCACTTGTTGACCATGCAGACTCAGACACCGTTGAGCAGCACCCGGACAATGAGCAACGCACACAGCGCCGCAGGGCGTGGAGACTTGATGCCAGCACTGATACCAAGAGCATGCAGGAAGCACGGCTGCGCCAAGACCACAACTGACCGCTCAGGTTACTGTGAAGCTCACCGCAATCATGGTTGGGAGCAGCATCAGCAGGGACAGAGCAGGCATGAGCGCGGCTACGGCAGCAAGTGGGATGTGATAAGGGCCCGCATCCTGCAGCGTGATCGGCATCTCTGCCAAAACTGCCTGAGAAGCGGAAGGCCAACAGCAGCCAAGACCGTTGACCACATCGTACCAAAATCACATGGGGGTACCGATGATGATACCAACCTTGAGGCCCTGTGCTGGCCCTGCCACCGCAGTAAAACCGCAAAAGAAAGGCTGAAATGAGAATCAATATCATCAAAGTGGTTTCAAATGTAACTATCTCACCTCAAATGAGAGCCATTATCGTTTGCCAGGGGGAGGGCGGGTCGAAAGTTCACCCCTCTCGCCTTTAAGGACCGCCGCCTAACTTTTTTTCGCATCGCCGCAGGTTAGAAAACTTTTTTTTGGGGTGACCCAACCAGTGATTAATAGGAGTTTTCGATTATGCCAGGACCGCCGAAAACCCCGACACATCTGGCTTTGGTGAAGGGGAACCCATCAAAACGCGCTATAAACAAAAACGAGCCAAAACCTAAGTCAGGGGTACCCCCAATTCCAAAGCATCTGGATAAGATGGGGAAGTACTGGTTCAAGCGAATTGGCGAAGAGCTTGATGCCGTTGGTGTCATGACCACGCTAGACGGGAAAGCCCTTGAGCTGCTGATTGAGGCCTACACCGAGTACCGTCAACACTGTGATGTTCTGGCTGAAGAGGGCTACACCTATAAGACGGTGTCAGCAACCGGCGAGGATATTGTTAAAGCTCATCCGGCAGCAGTAATGAAGTCCGATGCGTGGAAGCGCATTCGGGCGATGCTCACTGAATTTGGCATGACCCCGGCCAGCCGTTCTAAGGTTGGCGCTAAGGGCCCTGCTGAAGCCGATCCCCTTGAAGAGTTTCTTAAAAAGCGCAAATGATGAATGGCAACTGTTCAGGCTGGTATTCAGTACGCCGAGAGCGTGCTGTCTGGCGAGATCGTTGCTGGCGAACTGGTGCGCCTGGCGTGTCAGCGTTTTCTCAATGATTTAGAGCATGGGCCGGAACGCGGTATCTACTTCAGCGAGGACCGCGCTCAGCATATTCTCGACTTTTATAATTTTGTTCCTCATGTCAAAGGCGCTCTTGCGGGTAAGCCGATAGAGCTGATGCCCTGGCATATTTTCATCCTCATTAATTTGTATGGCTTTGTCATCCCACTCGTCGATGAGGTGACGGGCGGGCACGTTTTTGATGAAGATGGCGATGTGATTATGGTTCGCCGTTTTCGCACTGCTTATAACGAAGTGGCCCGTAAAAACGCCAAATCAACCCTTTCTTCAGGGGTTGGTCTTTATATGACCGGGGCTGACGGGGAAGGTGGCGCAGAGGTTTATTCTGCGGCCACAACACGCGATCAGGCTCGCATCGTTTTTGACGATGCCAAAAACATGATTAAGAAAGCGCCCCGGACGCTGGGGCGGCTGTTCGGTCATGTGAAGCTCAACATCCATCAGGAGCGAACAGCATCCAAATTTGAACCCCTTTCGAGCGACGCTAACAACCTCGACGGCCTCAATATTCACTGCGGAATTGTTGATGAGCTTCATGCTCACCGGACCCGCGATGTCTGGGACGTCCTGGAAACGGCGACGGGAGCCCGTCTTCAGTCGCTTTTGTTTGCCATTACCACAGCAGGGACCAACAAAGAGGGCATCTGTTTCGAGCAGCGTGATTACGCCATAAAAGTGTTGCGCGGTGTGGTTGATGATGACACGTATTTTGCCGTGATTTACACGCTTGATGAGCAAGACGATCCGTTTGATGAGACGAACTGGCCTAAAGCTAATCCCGGCCTCGGTATCTGTAAGCGCTGGGACGACATGCGCCGCCTTGCCAAAAAGGCAAAAGAGCAGGTTGCAGCCCGTCCAAACTTTTTCACCAAACACCTTAACATCTGGGTTACGGCTGAAAGCGCCTGGATGGACATGGATCGCTGGTCAAAAATGCCGAAACTCGGTGCTGATGAAGACCGTAAAACGTGGCCGATGTGGGTGGGCGTTGACCTCGCCAACAAGATTGATATCTGCGCAGCGGTTAAGACATGGCGTGACCCATCCGGTGAAACTCACATGCAGTCACGTTTCTGGATACCGGAAGGAAGGCTTGAAACCGCACCTGCTCATATTGCTGAGCTTTACAGGAAGTGGTCTGCAGCCGGTTATCTTGAGCTGACCGATGGTGACGTTATCGACCACGCGATGATCAAAGCGGACATAGTGAAGTGGGTCCAGGGGGAAAATATTAAGGAGATTGCGTTCGATCCCTGGAGTGCTGTTCAGTTCAGTCTGTCTCTTGCTGAAGAGGGTTTACCGCTGGTAGAGGTGGCTCAGACGGTAAAAAACTTATCAGAATCAATGAAGTCTGTTCAGGCAGAAATTTACGGTAATAAATTCCACCATGACGAAAACCCTGTCATGACCTGGATGATGTCAAACGTCACGGTTAAGCCTGACAAAAACGACAACATTTTCCCAAACAAGTCCACGCCTGAAAACAAGATTGACGGGCCGGTCGCGCTGTTCACTGCAAAAAGCCGAATGCTGGTAAATGGTGGTGAGGATGCGCAGGACCTGAGTGGATTCTTCGAAAACCCGATAATGATAGGCGTCTGATGAAAAAACAAAAGCAGCCTGGCAAGGTTAAATCAGCCTTGCTGAACTGGTTAGGCGTACCGATTGGATTAACAACGGGTACTTTCTGGCAGGAATGGATGGGGATGAGCAGCAGTGGAAAGGTTGTCTCAGCCGATAAAGCTATCCAGCTTTCAGCGGTATGGGCCTGCGTGCGGCTTTTAAGTGAATCTGTCTCGACGCTTCCGCTCAAAATCTATCAGCGTCAGGATGATGGTTCACGCAAGCCCGCCACGCAGCATCCTGCTTATCAGGTACTTTGCCGGCGCCCTAATCTGGAGATGACGCCGTCGCGCTTTATGCTGATGCTGGTTGCCAGTATCTGCCTGCGTGGTAATGGTTTTGTCGAAAAAAAGATGATCGGCAACAAACTGGTTTCACTGGTTCCGCTACTGCCGCAAAACATGGTTGTTAAGCGACTTGATGATGGTTCTCTGCAGTACACCTACACCGAAACATCATCCCAACGCGTGATACCCGTTAAAAACATCATGCACATTCGTGGATTCGGGCTTGATGGTGTCTGCGGCATGATGCCGATGATGGCGGGTCGTGATGTCATCGGCGCGGCTATGGCAGTGGAAGAGTCAGCCGCAAAAATTTTTGAAAACGGCCTTCAGAGTTCGGGGTTTCTCTCCGCTGAAACAGCCCTTGATAAAGATCAGCGCGAAAGGCTGCGTGGCTATATGCAGGCATTCACCGGTTCCCGTAATGCCGGGAAAATTATGGTCCTTGAAGGCGGCCTTAAATACCAGAATGTGACAATGAATCCCGAAGCGGCGCAGATGCTTGAGTCCAGGGCTTTCAGTATCGAAGAAATATGTCGCTGGTTCAGGGTTCCCCCTTTCATGGTGGGCCATGCAGACAAGCAAAGCAGCTGGGCTTCAAGTGTTGAAGGCATGAACCTTCAGTTCCTGACGAATACTCTCAGGCCGCTTCTTGTGAATATCGAGCAGGAAATTTCCCGGTGTCTGCTTGATGGTGACGAAGAGTTATTTGCGGAATTTTCGGTTGAAGGGTTATTGCGTGCAGACAGTGCCGGACGTTCTGCCTACTACACAACAGCGCTTCAGAACGGATGGATGTCACGTAATGACGTTCGCCGCCTGGAGAATATGCCGCCTATTGAAGGGGGTGAGATTTACACCGTACAGCTGAATCTCACGCCACTGGAAGACCTGAAGCAAAACAGCCAGGCAGCTCAGGCCGCTAACCTTCTGAAAATACATAACTACGTTTTCCCGGATATTCCTTTCGAACAATCCCCGCTTAAGAAAGCGGCTTAGGAGCTACCCAAATGACACTGAAAAGTCTTCCGGCTGCGCCGGCAGGACGGCCTTCTGCACTCTCAAATCGGGATTTGCCGTCTGCTGCTATGGAACGCTGGAACGGCGGTATCAAAGCCGCTAAGCCAGATGAAAACAGCATTTCCGTGTTTGATGTGATTGGTGCTGACTACTGGGGTGATGGAGTGACTGCCAGCCGTATCGCGGGCGCACTACGTTCAATGAATGGGGCTGACGTCACCGTGAACATCAACTCACCTGGTGGTGACATGTTTGAAGGGCTCGCCATCTACAACCTTCTGCGTGAGTACGAAGGAAAAGTGACCGTAAAAGTCCTTGGTCTGGCGGCTTCAGCGGCCTCAATTATTGCGATGGCTGGCGATGATATCCAGATAGGTCGTGGTGCATTCCTTATGATCCATAACTGCTGGGTCTATGCGATGGGTAATCGTCATGACCTTTCGCAGATAGCAGCGGATATGGAGCCATTCGATAAAGCAATGGGTGATATCTACTCCTATCGCTCAGGCCTCAGAGCTGAAGATATTGCTGAAATGATGGACGGTGAAACCTATATCGGCGGCAGTGATGCTGTTGATAAGGGTTTCGCTGACCGTCTCCTGTCTGCCGACGAAATATCCGATGACGATGACAGTCCGGCAGCTGCATTGCGTAAGCTCGACGCTCTGTTAGCCAAGGCCGAAACGCCACGTTCAGAGCGGCGAAAACTTCTCAAAGCTTTATCAGGCAGCACGCCGTGCGCTGCTGCCAGTCCAGAGGGTACGCCGAGCGCTACCGATGAAGTAAACCCCGAAAATCTCAAACAACTCCAAGACGCCCTGGCGGCGTTCGGCAAATAAGGAATTACCATGTCAGAAGTAAATGAAATCCTGAAAAAAGTTACTGCAAGCATTGAAGAAGCCAATGGCAAATTCAGTGCTAAAGCGGAGGAGGCGCTGAAAGAGGCCAAAAAGTCAGGCACTCTTTCTGAAGAGACAAAAGCGGCAGTTGATAAAATGGCTTCGGAATTTAATGCGCTTCGTGAAGCTGAAAAAACTCTGAAAGCTGCTCTGGGTGACCTGGAGCAACATGTCGCTAACATGCCTCTGCAAAATGCAGTGAAGGTCGCGCAGTCTGCAGGCCATGTTGTCATTTCGAGCGAAGCACTCAAAACGTTTGCTTCCAGCGTTGAATCAGGAAAGCGACTGAGTATTCCCATCAACTCAGCGCTGACTTCACCAGACCTGCCGGATCGTGTTGTGGAACCACAGCGACTGCCAGGTATCGATACAGCGCCTAAGCAGCGACTTTTTATTCGCGATCTTATTGCGCCGGGTCGTACTGGTTCGCCAGCAATTTTCTGGGTTCAGCAAACCGGCTTCACTAACGCTGCCAAAGTGGTGCCAGAAGGTGAGAAAAAGCCTTACAGCGACATCAAGTTTGAAACCAAAATCACGCCTGTCACAACCATTGCGCACATGTTCAAAGCGTCGAAACAGATTCTTGATGACTTTGCGCAACTTCAGTCAACCATTGATGCAGAGATGCGTTACGGGCTGAAGTATGTTGAAGAGCAGGAGATTCTCTTTGGCGACGGCAGCGGTGCTCACCTGAAAGGCATCGTTCCGCAGGCATCCAAGTTTGATCCTGCCTTTAAGGTTGCTCAGCAGAGCGGTATCGATGATTTGCGCCTGGCTATGCTGCAGGCTCAGTTGGCTCGTTTCCCTGCATCAGGTCACGTTCTGCACTTTATTGATTGGGCAAAGATCGAACTGACCAAAGACAGCCTGGGCCGCTATATCCTGGCTAACCCTTCTGCTTTGACCGGACCGACCCTTTGGGGACTGCCGGTAGTGGCGACTGAAGAAGCTAAATTCGCTGGCAAGTTCCTGACGGGGGCGTTCAATGTGGCCGCCCAGCTCTTTGACCGTGAAGATTCTAACGTTGTTATCTCCACTGAAAACGGCACTGACTTCGAAGAGAACATGATCTCAATTCGCTGCGAAGAGCGACTTGCGCTTGCTGTTAAGCGTCCTGAAGCGTTTGTCTTTGGCAACTTCAGCGGTGCCGAAAGCGGTTCGTAACCATCAGCGGCCTTAGGGCCGCTTTTTCTCTCGGGATTCTCATCATGATTATCAATCTTGAAACGGTGAGAGAGCATTGCCGTATTGATGCTGACGATACCAGCGAAGATTCGTTGTTAACCATCTACATTGGTGCAGCAAAGCGACACATTGAAAAATGGACGCGCCGAAACCTTTATGAAACCAACGCTGATGCGGGGTTTGATACCGACGATGATCGCCTGCTGCTTGATGATGACATCCGTCTGGTCATATTGCTTCTGGTTGGTCACTGGTATGCAAACCGCGAAGCGGTCAGTGAACAAAAAACCAGTGAAATGCCTCTGGCAGTGGATGCGCTTCTTCAGCCCTATAAGGTTTATGGTCTATGACAGGGATGGCGGCTGGCGAGCTTGATAAACGCATCAGGGTACAGCGCACTGAATCAGAACGCGGGCCGCTTGGTGAGGTATTGCCGGGTCAGGTTGTTATCAGTTCACCCTTTATCTGGGCCAAAGCTGAAAACATTTCAAACCGCAAAATCCGCAGTCTGGATCAGCAACAGATTGTTGAGACATGGCAGTTCACTATCCGACCGCGTATCGATGTTCAGACGGACTGGAAAATAAGCTGGGGGAATGAGGTTTATACCATCAGGGCCGTTGATCGCAGCATGCGTGATCGTGCCGTCATCACTGCTGAAAGGGATGTGCGTCATGATTGAGTCAGGTATTTACAAAGCCCTTCAGGCGCTGTCCGAACTGCAGGTTTACCCCTTACTCATTCCTGACACTGAGCAGGAGGGTATTACCTATCAGCGTATTTCTGACCCCGAGATTGAAAATGGTCTTGTCAGAACGTCGCTGGTGGCGGGGCGCTTCCAGATTTCCTTTGTCAAAGTCTCTGATTATACCGGTCTTCTGGCGCTGGATAATCAACTCTGGCAGATGTGGAAGGGCATCAGGCATGGTGATATTGGCGGCTATCCGGTTCAGTACGTTGAGCGCGGTTCTCTGCAACAGGATAAATCCACGCTGCCTAATAACGCCGTTCAGTACCGCCTGAGCAGAGATTTCATCATCTATTTCAGTGAGGTGTGAATGTGCTGAGTATGCAGGTTACAGGGCTTGATGAGCTTGAACGTCAGCTTATTGCCCTGGGTGAAAAAGCCGGTACAAAAGTATTACGTGACGCTGGCCGCGCTGCCCTTGAAATCGTTGAGCAGGACATGAAAGAGCATGCAGGTTACGACGAGTCCGCAAAGGGCCCTCACATGCGCGACTCTATCAAAATTCGTTCCACAACCCGATCCAAAGGTAATGCAGTCGTCGTGCTTCGTGTCGGACCCAGTAAGCAGCACTTCATTAAAGCGCTGGCTCAGGAGTTCGGCACAGTGAAACAGGTTCCTTCCCCCTTTATTCGCCCGGCGCTGGATTACAACAAATCCCGCGTCCTCAGAATCCTCGCGGTTGAAATACGGGACCGCATTCAAAACAACGGGTAGCAGCCGCTACCACTTCAACAGAGAGAAAATCATGGCTGATAATAAAACTTCGCCAGAATACGCGATGCTGCCTGCTGGCACCGTGGTTATGTGGGGCGCGGCTGGCGCGGCGGTTTCCGCAATGAAACCGTTGATTAACTGTAAGGCGCTTGGCGCAACGGGCCAGACGGGCGGATTCGTTGACTGCACCACGCTCATTGATACGAGCAAACAGTTTATTTCTGACCTGCCTGAAGGGCCTGAAAAGTCACTCGGCTTTGTGGACGACCCGTCTAACACCGATTTTGCGGCCTTCCTTAACGCTGCGCAAAACCGTCAGACGGTTCAGTTCTACGTGGAACTGCCAAACGGTCGCACCGCCAACATGGTTCTGGCGCTGTCTGGATGGCAGATGAATGAAATCACCGCACCTGCCAGTGAAGTCATTCAGATCACCGTTCAGGGCAAGCAAAACAACATCCAGTGGGGCGTTGCTTCCGGCTCTTAATTCATTAACAGTGCCGCTGTCATGGCGGCTTTAATTACTCAGCAGGTAAAATCTGATGTCAGATAATTTCGATATTTCAAAGCTAAAATCACTGTTATTGCAGCCAAAGAACACCGCCGTTAAAACTGAAATGTTCGGTACCCCCGTTTATATCCGCCGTCGTACTGCGGGCGAGCTTATCAGCTATGAAGAGTCGCTTGATAAGGCGCAGGAAAGCGGCAACGTCCGTTCTATCTCAGAAATGAGCGTTCAGTTGATCATCGACAGCCTTGTGAATGCTGACGGCTCAGCCATTCCCGCTGAGATGCTGCCAACGGCGGCTGAGCTGATTGATTCGCATGACAATCCAGCCCTGATGGAAGCGATTGAGCGCGTCAAAACGCACGCTATCGGCAAGCTGGAAGAAGCGGAAAAAAACTAACGGGCTCGCCGTGGCTCCAGCTTATTTTCTGGCTGGCTGACAGGTGGGGCGAACCTGACCCCTCCGTCATAGCGGCGCTGCCCTGTGACGTGCTGAACCACTGGCGGGCATACTTTCTTCAACAGGGAATTTTGAAACAGCCTGGCCCTGAAAACATTTCTTCTGTCGCAACCCCGCATCACCCGGCAGGTAACGTAACTGCGCCTGACGTCAGTCAGCAGTGTGATGCTGTCATGAGGGCGTTAATGTAATGGCTGATGTCGCTTCCCTTGCCGTAGGGCTTCACCTCAATGCGGCTAACTTCAAAACGCAGCTTATTGGCGCGTATGGCGATGCTAACAAACAGTCGCGCCAGTTCAACCGACAGGCACAGGACGATGCCAAAAAGACTGAAGAGGCCTATAAGCGCGTAACCTCCACTGTAAGCGGACTTGCTGGTCGCATCGCCGGGCTGGCGGGGGTGGGTTTTTCGCTGGGTGCGATTATCCAGACTTCACGGCAGTATTCGCAGGCACTGTCTGACCTTTCTTCAATTACCGGCGCAACAGGTGACAAGCTCCGTGCTCTCGATCAGGCCGCGCAGCAGATGGGGCGCACCACTGAGTACAGTGCCAGTCAGGCGGTTGAAGCGCTGAAGTTGATGGCTTCGGCTAAGCCGGAACTGCTTGAAACGGCTGACGGACTGCAAAAGGCCACCAACAGCGCACTTCTCCTGGCTCAGGCTGGCGGTAGTACACTGCCTGATGCCACGCGCACGCTGGCACTGTCACTTAACCAGTTCGGCGCGGGCGCTGAGCAGGCAGACCGTTACATTAACGTGCTGGCTGCAGGTGCCAAATTTGGTGCATCTGAAATTAACGACACCGCCGCCGCGATTAAAAATGGTGGTGTTGCCGCAGCGCAGGCCGGGATCGGATTTGAAACACTCAATGCTGCTATTCAGGTGCTGGCATCGCGTGAAATCAAAGGCGGTGAAGCGGGTACTGCGCTGCGTAACATCATCCTGAATCTCGAAAAAGGTACGGACAAGACGCTCAAGCCCTCTGTTGTCGGGCTGAGCAAAGCGCTGGAGAATCTTGCAGGCAAAAACCTCTCCACGGCGCAGGCCGTTAAGCTGTTTGGCGTAGAGAACATCAACGCCGCCTCTATTCTTACCAGTAACCGAGGCAAACTTGATGAGCTGACCAAATCGCTTACGGGTACGCAGACTGCCCATGAGCAGGCCGCTGTCAGGGTGAATAACCTCAACGGCGATCTTATGGGGCTGACAAGCGCTTTTGAAGGTTTGATCATCAAGGTCGGTCAGTCTGGTAACGGTCCTCTTCGCTCCGGTGTTCAGAGCATTACGGAATCCGTAAACGCCCTGGCTGATAACTTTAATACCGTTGCCTCAGTCGCGCTCTATACCCTGATTCCGGTTATCTCAACCAAACTGACAGCGGGGCTCAGGGAAAGTGTGACATCCTGGACTGCTAACGAAATGGCAGTCAGGAGAAACGCATTACAGCAGGCCGAAATCGCGAAGCAGACCATTGCAGCGGCACAGGCCACGCGGTCACAGGCTCAGGAAGAGGCCCGTTATCTTGGCACGCGTACAGCGGCAAACGCGGCAGCGGGCATCAATGTTGGCTATCAGAAAGAGCAGGTTGCGCTAAGTCGCACGATCAGAGAGTCGAGAATCGCTGAAGCAGCGGCTACTGAGCGGCTGGCCGGGGCTAATTCACAACTTTCTCTCAGTATAAGGGCAGCATCGGTTGCTTCCGGGCTGGCGCGTGGCGCACTCTCGCTCATTGGTGGTCCCGTAGGTGCAGCCATGCTGGCCGGTTCTGCTGTGCTTTATTTCCATGAGCAGGCCAAGCAGGCCCGCCAGTCAGCGCTTGATTTGAAAGGCGCGGTAGTTGAAACAACAGCGGCATTGATGCAACTCTCAGATGTGAAGTTGTCGGTTAAATTAGACGATTACACTGAGCAGTTGAACAACATCAACACGCAGCGTGAAAAAGTGAAAGATGAGCTGTCACGTTACAGCGACACGCGGATCAGCCTTGCTAAAAGCCGCGAAGGTTCATCGCTTGGATTTCTTTTCCCCTCTGCTGAAACGCTTGAAAAAGAAAAGCGTCAGCTAAAGGGGCAGCTCGAAGACCTTGATTCAGCGGCATCAACAGCCAGAGATAACATCACTAACGCAACTAATGCCCGCTTCCTTGTGAAAACAGGCGTTGCTGACCGGGCTAAAGCTCTTCAAAGCGATATTCAGGCGGCGACAGCCGCAGCGGCTGATGCGGGAAAAGTCGAATCCCCCTGGGGTGGAGAGGACCCCGCTAAAGCAGACAAAAAAGCCGCGCAGGCGCTCAAGCAGTTTAAGTCCCTTCGCAATGAGATAGAGCAGGCGCACGCTTCCAGCCTGGAAAAAATCAACCTTCAGGAAAAGGCATCGCAGGAAAAAATCCTGAAGGAGGCTAAAGCCTCTGGTGTGAGTCAGGCTGAAGTTCAGCGCGTGATGACGCTCAACGCGGCAAACTATCAACAGCAGCGTCAGGAACTGGCTGAGCAGTATTCTCCGGCTAAGGCGGTTATGCGTCAGGAGTCAGAGGCAAGCCGCGACCTTAAACAGCTTTATGCGGCACGTCTGATGACTGAGCAGGAGTATCAGTCAGCCCGTATTACGCTTGCAAATGACTCTGCCCAAAAGCTTATTCAGGCACAGGCCAGCCGTACGGCAGCACCGAAACTGAACATAGCGGGTGAAGTTGACCCGGTCGCGCAGCTCCAGAATCAGCTTGTGCAGCAGCAGAGCCTTTACGATGCCTATTACGCCAACGGCAAACTCAATAAGGAAACCTATGAAGCGCTGATGCAGAAATCCTCAAGGGATTCAGCTGATGCGCAGTATCAGGCTGCTCTTAATCTTTATGCAGGGCAAAGCGCGCTGAATAAAGGGATTGTGAGCCTGGCGGAAGCAGCGTCGGAGAGAGTGACCAACTCCCTGACAGGGTTGCTTACTGGCACACAGTCTTTTAAGGAGAGCATTTCAAACCTGTTTGCGTCGCTGGCTCAGAGCGTCATTAAAAGCCTGGTTGAGATGACCGCACAGGCTCTGCTCACTAAAACAGTGCTGTCATCTTTTATGAGCTTCGGCGGTTCCGCAATAGGTGCTGTCGGGTCAGGTGTGGCGGCATCGGCGGGCAGTACCGGCGCGATGGGCATGAGTACCAGTTATCAGGGGTTTGACAGTGGCGGCTTCACGGGAGTTGGCGGGAAGAACGATCCGGCAGGTGTGGTTCATAAAGGTGAATTCGTTTTCACCAAAGAGGCAACGGAGCGTATTGGCGTTTCAAACCTTTACGACATGATGCGCGGATATGCTGACGGCGGGCTGGTTACTGCACCCACTGAGCGGCCTGTAGCGTCCGGCGTGGCGCGTTCTGGTGGTGGTACTCCGGTAATCAATATTGGCGATACGGTTGTTCATATCAGCGGATCGTCTGACAGTGGCGACGCAGGTACTGAAAAAACTGCATCAGCAGCGAAACAGCTGCAGGGAATAATCCGCAAAGAAGTTAATGATTGGGCTAAATCACAAATGACTCCTGGCGGGGTTCTCTACAACGGGCGGCAGTAACAATGGCGACAGACACTTTTACATGGGAAGTCAGGCTGCAGGCCAGTGAACAGGTTAACGTCTCAACAAACGCTGCGCAGTTTGGTGACGGTTATAAGCAGGTGTCCGGTCGCGGTATCAATGATGAGTCTGAAACCTGGTCGCTGACCTGTAACGGCAGGAAGGCTGTCATCGCCGAGCTGAGGGCCTTTCTTAAAGCACACGTTGCCAGTTCATTCTGGTGGACAAATCCATGGGGTGAGAAAAAGCTGTTCAGGGTAAAGGCTGATTCAATTAATCCCAAATTCATCAACGGTGATTTTGTGGAGATCACTTTCACCTTTGAGCAGGCTTTTGCGCCGTGACATGTCACGATATTACAGGACGCTCAGGCGTCCTTTTTTTATGGGTGAAAAATGAGTTTTAATCAGGATGTACAGACGCTGGAGCCTGGCAGTCTGGTGCAGTTGATTGAAATTGACGGCACTGATTTTGGGCTTGATACCGTGCTTCGCTTTCACGCCTACAACATTGCGTCAGACGGGTGGAAATCCTTTGCGGCTGAAAACCTGCCTTCAATCATCTGGCAGGGTAATGAGTATGATCCGCACCCTTACGAGCTGACAGGCGTTGAAATGACCAGCTCAGGGACGCAGCCAACACCAAAACTTTCTGTCGGGAACGTGGGTAATTATGTCACCGCGCTTTGCCTGCAGTTTGATGATTTGGTAAAAGCCAAAGTCAAAATACATACCACGATGGTCAAGTATCTGGATGCAGCTAACTGGACGGCAGGCAACGCCAGTGCCAATCCGCAGGAAGAGCGCCTTCAACTTTTTTATGTTAACGCAAAGACAGCAGAAACCCGCGTTCAGGTGGATTTTGAGCTGTGTTCACCGTTCGACATTCAGAGCCTGCAGTTGCCCTCGCGTCAGATTACACCCGTCTGCACATGGTGCATGCGTGGCTGGTACCGGACGGGAACCGGCTGTGACTATGCCGGTAATCGCTATTTTGCCAAAGACGGCTCACCGACTTCTGACCCGTCAAAGGACGTGTGCGGCGGTCGCCTGGCAGACTGTAAGGCGCGATTTGGGGATAACGAGCCGCTACCTTTCGGGGGCTTCCCTGCAGCCAATCTTCAGGGGAAATAGCGATGCGTAAAAAAATCATGGCAGCAATCACAGAACATGTGGCCGCTGAGTATCCGAAAGAAGCCTGTGGGCTGGTGGTTCAGGCGGGAAGGGCTCAAATCTATATCCCCTGCAAAAATATTTCAGACAATCCAACCGAGCATTTTGCCATTTCGCCCGAAGAAAAGCGGGAAGCGGAAAAGAAGGGCGCAGTGCTGATGGTCATTCACTCTCACCCTGACGTGCCGCAGCTTATACCGTCTGAACGTGATCGCGTGCAGTGCGATTATTCTGGCGTTGAGTGGGGGATCATGTCGTGGCCGGACGGCGATTTCTGCACGATTAGCCCGAGAGGTGAACGCGAGCTGGTCGGGCGTCAGTGGGTGCTTGGCTTCGCGGATTGCTGGACGCTCATCATGGATTATTACCGTCAGGAACATGGCATTACGCTGAATAACTGGTCGGTTGATTACGAATGGTGGATTGACGGCAAAGAAAACCGCTATGACGAAAACTGGCAGGCCGAAGGTTTTATTGAGGTTCCACCTCCTGAAATGCGCGAAGGTGACATGATCATGATGCGCATTCAGGCCCCGGTAACAAACCATGCCGCTATTTATCTCGGCGACAACCTCATTCTTCATCATAACTCGGGCAATCTTTCGACACGCGTTCCTTACGGCGACTACTGGCGTAACCGAACGGTGCGGGTTGTCAGGCGTAAGGAGCTGGCTGATGCTTAAAACGATGCGTTTAAAAGGGATCATGGCAAAAAAGTTTGGGCGGGTTCACCGATTCCACGTTGCAGACCTGCGCGAGCTTATCCGCGCTATGTGTTCACAGGTGCCGGGCTTCAAAAAGTACGTATCTAACGCGCACCTAAATGGCGTTCGTTTTGCATTCTTCAGTGGCAAAGACAACATCTCTCTTCAGGAGTTTGATATGTGTTCTGCGTCTGCTGAGTTTGAAATGGAGCCCATCATTGAAGGTTCAAAGCGCGGCGGCACGTTGCAAATCATCATTGGTGCTGTTGCTATTGTGGCCGCATTTTTTACAGCGGGTGCTTCATTTGCCGCGTTCGCTGGAATCAGTGCCGCCGCAGCGGCAGCAACGACAACAGCACTTACTGGATTAGGCATAAGCATGCTGCTTGGCGGCGTGGTTCAGATGCTGACGCCGCAGCCCAAATTTAATGTTGGCGCTTCATCCAGCACGGACAACAAGCCCAACTATGCATTCGGTGCGCCTGTTAACACCGTTGCGATGGGCTATCCGGTTCCCGTTCTCTACGGCGAGCGTGAAATTGGCGGGGCGATAATCAGCGCAGGCAGCTTTACCAGCGATCAGCAATAAATTTTTTGATTACCACAGGCCACCTTCGGGTGGCTTTTTTTATGGGTGAAATATGCGGCTTCTCGAAGGTGTGACTATCCAGGGTAACAAAGGTGGTGGCGGGGGCAGTGCGCACACTCCGGTAGAGCAGGCTGATGATCTGCTTTCAGTCGCGAAACTCAAAATGCTGCTGGCAATCTCTGAAGGTGAAATTCAGGGTGATTTAACCGCACAGCAAATTTTCCTTAATGATACGCAACTCGCGAATAACGACGGCAGCTACAATTTCACTGGCGTTATCTGGGACTGGCGCAAAGGCACACAGGACCAGACCTACATTTCTGGCATGCCAGAGGTTGATAACGAGCTGTCTGTTGGTGTTACCGTTACGCAGTCACTGCCATGGACGCGCCAGTATAACAACCTGTCTCTGGACGCTATACGAATCAAACTGAGTCTGCCCGTTCAGTATCAGTATAAAGACAACAGCGACATGGTTGGCACCGTTACACAGTACGCCATTGACCTGTCTACTGACGGCGGCGGCTGGGTTCAGGTGGTTGATGGACGTTTCAGCGGTAAAACGACATCCGAGTATCAGCGCGATCACCGCATTGATTTGCCTCGGGCCAGCAGCGGCTGGTCAATACGGGTTCGTCGTATTACCGCTGATTCAACTTCATCAAAGCTGCTTAATGCTTTTCGCGTTTTCTCATTTGCGGAAGTCATTGACAGTAAGCTGCGCTGCCCTAATACCGCACTGCTTTATATCGAAGTTGACTCAAGCCAGTTCAACGGGCAGGCCCCAAAAATCACCTGTAAGCCAAAAGGCAAACTGGTGCGCGTCCCAACAACATATGATCCGGTCAGCCGCAGCTATAACGGCACATGGTCAGGTGATTTTAAGTATGCCTACACCAACAATCCGGCATGGGTCTTTTACGATCTGGTTCTGGACAGAATTTATGGCATGGGAACGCGTGTTGACGCTTCCATGATTGACAAGTGGGAGCTGTACAGCATCGCGCAATACTGCGATCAGCCTGTACCAGACGGCGCTGGTGGTACTGAGCCGCGATTTACCTGTAACGTCTTCATCCAGAGTCAGCAGGATGCTTACACCGTTCTGAAGGACATAGCGGCAATATTTCGCGGAATTACCTTCTGGGGAAACAACCAGATTTTCGTCAATGCAGACGTGCCGCAGGTCGATTCAAACGGCAACGTCGATGTGGATTTTGTTTATCACGCATCAAACGTGATTGACGGGCTGTTTACCTATGCCGGAGGCAGCTATAAGAACCGGTATTCATCCTGCCAGGTGAGTTGGTCAGACCCAATCAATCACTACTCGGATACGGTTGAAGGCGTCTACGATTCCGATCTGGTTCAGCGCTATGGTGTGCGCGAAATGAGCCTGACGGCGATTGGTTGTACTTCGCAAAGCGAGGCGCACCGTCGTGGCCGCTGGGCTATTCTGTCGAATGCGAAAGACGGAACCGTATCATTCGGGGTTGGCCTGGATGGTTATATTCCTGTGCCGGCTGAAATTATCGGCGTAGCCGACCCCTTCAGAAGTGGCAGGCAAAACGGCGGGCGGCTGAGTTCGGTTAACGGGCGCAGTTTCGGGCTGGACCGCGCCATTGACTACGCCGCTGGCGACAGGCTGGTGCTCAATCTGCCTGATGGTTCTGCTCAGACGCGCACTATATCCGGTATCAGCGCGGATAAAAAAACGGTAACGGTAGCCACCTCGTTCAAAATGGACCCTGTTGCAGGTGCCGTCTGGGCGATTGACAGTGACAAGCTGGCTATTCAGTACTTCCGCGTTACGTCCATTTCAGGCAATGACGATGGCACGTTTACTGTCGCAGGCGTCCAGCATGACCCGAATAAGTACCGCTACATTGATGACGGTGTACGCATTGAGCCTGCTCCCATTACTGTAACGCCTATCAACGTTCTGAAGGCCCCGACTAACATTAAGCTGGAAGAAGTCAGCTACGTTGAGCAGGGCTTGTCTGTGGCATCAATGCAGGCGACATGGGACAGGGTAGAGGGTGCGATCAGTTATGTAGCTCAGTGGCGCAAGGATAAAGGCGACTGGGTTAACGTCAGCCAGACCAGCGCTCAGGGTTTCAGCATTCGCGGCATCTATACTGGCGTTTACGATGTCAGGGTTAGAGCTGTCAATGCTGCTGAGGTGTCATCACCCTGGGGGTACGCAGATTCAACAGCGCTGACGGGTAAAGTCGGTAAACCCGGCACGCCAGTTAACCTGATGGCAACAGATAATGTGGTGTGGGCTATCGATGTCACATATGGTTTTCCTGACGGCTCTGGCGATACGGCTTACACCGAAATTCAGGTTGCCACGACGGCAGACGGCCTTAATCCACAGTTCCTGGCCTACGTTCCTTATCCGAGTGTCAGCTATCAGCATGGTCCTATGCCTGCTGGCGTTCGTCGCTGGTATCGGGCACGGCTGGTGGACAAAATCGGGAATACCGGTGACTGGACAGACTTTAAGGCGGGTATGTCAAACGTCAATGCCGATGACCTGATAGGCAGCGTGGTTGAAGAATACCTTCAGTCTGATGACGGCAAGGCGTTACTCACACCGCTCATTACCGATCCGAACGCCCTGGCTGAGAGCATTCTCGCGAATTATGACGATGTTGAGCAGCAGTGGGCCAACTATGGAGACAATAAAGCAGGTGTAATTCAGGCCAAAAAGGTTGCCGCTGATGCACAGAGTTCGGTTGCCGAGCTAAACACGACTGTCACGGCAAAATTCGCGGAGCAGCAGGCTGCTATCGAGGAAAAACTGACGGCCTATGCGGACGCAAATGGTGGCTCTGCAATCTATACGCTTAAGGCGGGAGTGCAGTACGGCGGCACGCAGTATGATGCAGGTTTGTCTGTTGCGGTCACCATCAACGGCAGTTCAGTTGATACACGCTTCGCGGTCAATGCCAATCAGTTTGTCGTCATTAATGGTAGCGGTAAAAACGTTTATTCACCCTTCGTTATCAAAGACGGACAGGTGCTAATCAGCCAGGCATTTATTGGCGAGGGTTGGATAACAAACGCCATGATCGGCGGGTATATTCAGTCGAATAACTATGTGGCGGGCTCTGTCGGTTGGAGAATCAGTAAAGACGGTAATTTCGAAAATAACGGCACTGATGGCAGTGGGCGCATGACGCAGACAAATACCGCAATAAGCGTTTATGACGCAAATGGCGTGCTGCGTGTGAAAATGGGGAAACTAAGTTAATGGCCTGGGGATTTGGTACGTGGGATGCAGCCGGAAGAGATAATAACACTGGACTGGTCAAGATAAACGCTGTAGGGACTATGCAGTTTGATAGCAATTACACGGGAACGCAGTCATTTTATTTGCCTTCTGGCTACTCCCTGTCTTACCTGCATCAGGCCGGGGGTAATTACATCGGGAGAATGCGAATAACGATATCTGGCAACAGTGTGACAATATCGAGCGTTGCAAATGACGATTATTCTTCGGGAACCTTAGGTAAATATCAGATGAACTTTGTAGTTGTCTATGCGAGGTAAGTTATGTCGTTTGGGGCGCTTCTGACAGATTCCCAAGGCGTGCCATTTTACATAGATGGCACAAGACCATTGACTCTGGTCAATAAAGTTGTTTACAGCGTTCCATCACCTGGCGGGTTAAGATCAATAGATTTGTACCCGAATGACGGTGTGATGAGGTTTGTTTTCATTCAGGATAACGCGGGTACAACAAGCAACTACTGTTCGTGGTTGCAAATGGACAGCAACACATGGCGGCTGTATATGAATTACCAGACTGGAACCTCAGTAACTGTTTTCATTTTTGGGTATGCAAACCAACCCGTCCCGGCGTGGGGGGTGGCGATTTGGGATGCCCAGAATAATTGCATTCTGACCAACGAAAGCAAAGTTCTGAGGGATGTGACTTCATTAGGGGATCAGTCATCTGATACGAATTCGGGATTTAGATACACTGGTACTTTGGCCGGCAGTTGGGCTGTAGCTCCCTTCTGGAGTGGTTTATTTACGGGAGTTGATAATTCAACAGGTCAGGCAAGACCGGTGAGCGCAACATTCTATCTAGCTGCTCATTTCAATGGATCACAAACTTTTTTACGTTCTGGCATTGGTCAGGGGTCAGTAGACGGTAATGTTTCCAATCCCAGTTATAGCAATTCACGATGCTTGCTAACTTGCATTAATGTCGATAAATATTGAAATTCGATCTTTTTGATCAATAAGATTAATTGATGTATATTTTAATTATGTGTAAAAGGATATTAAACATAAATAAGGGTTTCATCGTGAAGAAAATTGCTTTATTAATTTTAGTTGCCCTGCTTTCAGGGTGCCAAACGTTACCTCCAACACAGTGCACTGCAACGGCCAGCATCGGTGGTCAGGATACCACTGTTCAGATATACGGCGTCAGAAAGCAGGCGAACCAGACACAGTATTACGCTGGAAACCCTTTCGGGTGGAAGTGGGTATCAAAAAACAATTTTACCCATTCCACCTGTGAAAAATGATTAGCAGCCTTATCCTACAAGACCCGGCCTCCGTGCCGGGTTTTTTATTGCCCGGAGATAACCTATGCCAGCAGGCACCATCGCACTAACCAACAAATCAGCCACAGTTGCCGGTACTGGTACCAGCTTCACCACTGAGTTAAAGGCGGGAGATTTCGTATACGTCAATGTGGGTGGCGCACCTTATACGCTGGTGGCCGCAAACATCACTTCAGACACGCAGTTAACTCTGGCGGTTGCTTTTGATGGCCCCACAACGAGCGGTTTAGCCTGGAACGCTGTACCAGCATCTTTGCAGGTAGCAATCACACAGAAAATACTTAACGACTTTGCCAGTGTTGCGCGTGGCCGCATCTTGGACTTTCAGAACTGGCAGAAAATATACAGTGATGCGCAGTCTGTGGATGTCATCCGTCCGGACAGAACGACTTTCACTGGCCCGAGCTGGGGATACATGGCTGCTCAGTATGCTAATAAGGCAGACAAATCAGCCCTTGATGCTTATGCCAAAAAAGGCGCTAACAGCGATATCACATCCCTTAGCGGCATGACTACTGCGCTTTCCATCGCCCAGGGCGGGACAGGAGCAAAAACAAAAGCAGATGCGTGGACAGCGCTGGCAACTTTTGGGAACAGCGCGGGGACGGCAGCGCAAGGTAACGACAGCCGGCTAAATTCATTAGATGGAAAAAGTGGTGGCAGTGTATCTTCCCAAATTTTTGTTAACCAACAGTCATCCGACGTTGCTGATTTACCTTTAATTTTACGGCGTAGCCAGTACGTTAATGGCGTTTGGTTTGGAGGCGGGATTCGTTTCTACTTACGCTCCGATCTTTCTCAGGAAGGCGCTGACATGTATATTCAGCGAAATTCAAATGGTGAACGTCTTTTCTATCAGCGTGTTTTCAACGGAGACGGATCAATACCTGCTGTTTTTTCTTTCAGTAGTAACGGGAGTTATTACGCCTACAATGGTTCTTTTCAAAGCCTTTCTGATAAAAGAATAAAAGATGAGATTGAGACAATAAAAGACCCACTCGCGAAAATGAAGCAAATTTCGGGAGTAACTTTTAGGCGTCGCGATACCGGAAACTGGGGAATTGGCTTTATCGCGCAGGATGTCGAAACTGTTTTTCCAGAAGCGGTAAGTGATCTTAGTTACGATGTTACCCTTAAAGATGGTTCAGTAGTCAAAGGCGTTAAATCACCTGATACGGCTAATGTGGCCGCTGCACTTCACCATGAAGCGATACTGGCTTTGATGGAGAAAATTGAACAGCGCGACGCTGCAATTGAAGAGCTACAAAAACGCGTTAGAGCTATTGATGGCCTGGACGCCTAAAAAAGCCCGGCGACCGGGCAATCACTGAACCGCTCCTGTCTCAGCAGGTTTACGGGGTGTGTGATTAAAGCTTAGTCACTCGCCCCGCACCCTTCAAAATAAAATTCCTTTCCTGCCAACACCTTTACAAATCTCACATCCACATCGGCTTGATCAATTTCACGGGTTGATATTACTGTGATTATATACAGTGAAAATCGGAGGGTAAAACAATGCCCCGTGACTACGAAATCATGATTGCCTTTCGCCAGGCTATTAAGCGCGACAGCCAAGGGCGCTACACACTAAGCACACGCGACTTTGTCCGCGAGCTAGATCGCCTTAACTGGCATTACACGCTTCGCGCCGCTAACAAGTGGATAGAGACGCACACAACAACCTTCCGCGACATCTCAACCTCTGAAGGCGAGGAGCGCGTGTTTCAGGTTTTTAATCCTAATGGTGGCTTCTGATGTTCGCCCTGGTTGACGTTAATTCATTTTACGCCAGTTGTGAGACAGTTTTCAGACCAGACCTGCGGGGAAAACCTGTTGTTGTTCTCAGTAACAACGATGGCTGTGTAATTGCCCGATCTGCAGAAGCCAAGGCGTTGCAGATACCTATGGGAGCGCCTTATTTCAAACTTAAGAATGATTTCAGGCGGCACAACGTTCAGGTCTTCAGCTCAAATTACGCGCTTTATGCGGATATGAGTAATCGCGTCATGACGACCCTAGAGGACATGGCCCCGGCAGTAGAAATATATTCAATTGATGAAGCTTTCATGTGTCTGGATGGCATGCAGCGCCTTACCTCACTTGATGATCTCGGGCGCAAGGTGCGAGCCAGAATTAAACAAGAAACCCACCTCACTGTTGGCGTTGGTATAGCGCAGACAAAAACGCTCGCGAAGTTGGCTAACCATGCCGCTAAAAAGTGGAGTAAGACAGGCGGCGTTCTGGACTTGTCCAACACTGACCGGCAGAAAAAGTTGCTTGCCCTTGTTCCTGTAGAGGATGTATGGGGCGTTGGGCGGCGCATCAGCAAAAAGCTAAATGCCATGGGTATCACCACGGCTAAAGACCTGGCCGATCAAAGCACGTATATCATCCGTAAACATTTTAACGTTGTGCTTGAGCGAACTGTCCGGGAGCTGCGTGGCGAGCCCTGCTTAGAGCTTGAAGAGTTCGCACCAACCAAACAGCAGATAGTGTGCTCACGTTCTTTTGGCTCACGTATCACCGAATACATGGATATGCGTCAGGCCGTCTGTGCTTTTGCAGAACGGGCTGCAGAGAAGCTGAGGAAGGAAAGGCAGTACTGCAAACAGATCGCTGTATTTGTCCGTACCAGCCCGCATGCAGAGGGTGAGGTGTTTTACGGCAATCAGGCCAACGGGAAATTGCTCACGCCTTCTAACGATACCCGCGACATTATCCGGGTGGCTATGGACGCATTGGATCAGATATGGCTCGACGGTCACCGTTATATGAAAGCAGGCGTAATGCTGGGCGATTTTTTCAGCCAGGGAGTGTCTCAGCTCAACCTATTTGATGAGTACCGGCCACAGCCTAACAGCGAAGCTCTGATGCGTGTTGTTGATGGGCTTAACCAGAGTGGCAAGGCAAGCTTGTTTTTTGCAGGGCAGGGAATAGAGAAGTCATGGGCCATGAAGCGCGAGATGCTTTCACCTGCTTACACCACCCGTTTTGCAGACCTGCCAGTTGTGAAATGA